GGGGGGCGGCCCCTCGGGTCTGTGCATATCGGTAGCCGGGAGATTCCACACAAACAACGGCTACCTGACTGCACATATTAGAACAGAGAAAGAATCTCTGCGTCCATTCCATCTTGCTCGGAAATAGCATATTCGGCTGCGTCGCGAATAGCCTGTTTCCAATGCTCAGCGTCTTCTGGCTCAGGACTGTAATAGTCCCAGATGTCGACATCTGCCAACGATTCCAACCCAACGCCGATACGGCGACTGATGTAGTTCGAGACCCGTGCCCAGAACTGTTCGAATGTCATGCTAATCATGATAGTAAGCCTCCATCGCTTACACTTTATAAGTACACTTCACCGCGTACCGCTAACTAAGGCGAACCCGTACCTGCTAGGATTATGTAGTTTGTCGTGGTTGGTTATATTGGCAATACTAGCGTGGTGTGTGTGTGGTCGAACACACATCGAAAAAAATGGAGGGCCGTAGCCCTCCGAGTTTAGAAGTCTACGAGGTAAACCCCGTTTGCCACCATCCACATCCAAGCCAACCCGATGAAAACCATGATGGCGACCATCAGGGCATCCCAAAGTCTAATCCTCGTCTTCATCGCTGAAAACCTCCTCTTGACAGGAGCGGCAGAAACCGCTCATGAAAAACTCCCGAGATGTAATCTCGAGATGCTGTGGAATGCTGTTTTCCCACCGCATTGACACGTAATCCTGTTCGGATACGACAATCTTGACTTTGTCGCCGCACATAACACATGGTGCAGAGAATTCGACATCAGTAGACATTGGCGACGCATCGCGCACCGCACATAACTCAAAGTAACGCATGATAGTAAGCCTCCATCGCTTACATCTTATAAGTACACTTGACGCAGTTTAGCCAACTAAAGCCAACCTATACGTGCGAGGACTATGTAGTTCGTCCTGGTTGGTCAATTATGCAGTACTAGCGTGGTGTGTGTATGCTCCGCTTTTTTGCCAAAAAAAAGTGGAGGGCCGAAGCCCTCCGATTCAACTCTTGCTTTTCATCTCAGCTCGCACCACTTCGTGGTGTCCGAGAATGTTCGCAACTAACAAACTCGCTAGTGCACTCGCGTACCAGAAATACGCAGTATCTTTCATGCCAAGTCGTACAGATTCTAATGCAAACAATGCACTAAAAACTGTATGCACGATAGCAACGACGAACAATCCCATCAAAAGACCTTTTTTCAAGGCAAAACCTCCGTTCCCCGGTTTCCCGGGGAACTGTCGCAAACCCTACGCTGGTGGCAGAAACTGCCGGGATACACGCCATGCGTTGTATTCAGCACGTGCCGCAGTCAACTGCGCCATAACGTACTCCTGCAACTCATGAAGTGTTATCTCTGATGTGAATTCCATACAATGGTATGAGTCCACATCCACGGTTGTTATCCCGTTGTTATCTAACTCAATCTCGCAGTCGTACCCTGCAAAACTGAATTCGATACGAAGGCAACCGTTCATGCGATAAGACATCGCATCACCTCCTGATTCAAACGTTGTAGGCAATCCCGCCATACATAACTTAGGTACACTTCACGCAGTATCGCCAACCAGAGCCAACCTATACGTGCGAGGTTTATGTAGTTCGCTTGCTGTCGATAAGTCTGCATTACTAGCGTGGCTTGGGTATGCTCCGCTTTTTTTGATAAAAAAAGTGGAGGGCCGAAGCCCTCCTGTTCAAACCTTAACTCGTTTGCAGGATACGTATAATACGTATCGTCCGTCGAAAGACTTGAGCCAAATCTTTCGGAATCTGCGGTTGCCACCACACTTGACAATGTCCCAGTCGCCACTGTCAAGCGTTCCCATGATAATCCAAAGGCTGGACATCACGTATGGAACTGTGACCGTTAAGTCGCTGGCATAATCAGTCCAGACAACCCGCTTGTCACGAACAATGTTGCCGAACGCATCGGCAATCCGCACAGTGTAGATTTCGTCTACCATATTTATATCCCTCCATTGGATACATCTATTAGGTACATTCGCACGCGTACCACTAACTAAAGCAGACCCCTACCTGCGAGGTGGAAGTAGTTCGCCTTCCCTCTCTATCTACGCTGTACTAGCGTGGTCATCAGACACTACGGCATACCCCCCCCCCCCCCCCCCCCCCCCCCCCCCCCCCCCCCCCCCCCCCCCCCCCCCCCTGCCCACCCCCACATGGCAAGCCCCCCTCCCCAACCATGACCATATATCCTCCCCGCCGCCTACAGAACATATTTTCTCCAGCCACCCTCTACCGACGTAGAATAGCCTATACCTACCAATTGTTTTGCACTTTAACACAAAGAAATGTATAGTAGTTGTGGAGGTTTTCATGAAAAAGGTTGATTTGCGGTCGGATTACGACCAGATTGTGTCGGACATGCTGTTGATGCAGTATCGGATTGAGGTGTTTCGTCGTCGTTTGCAGGTAGCCAGGGGTTCAGCTGACAACTGTGCTTCGCACAGACTGAGTGATTTGGTTGACGAGTCCATTGATGAGCTGCTTGGTATGCACAGTGACCCTTTACTGCGTGATCAAGAAGCCAAGAAATGGTGGGGTAAGTGAGTTTAAGCAATGCCAGGACGATTGGTAGTATCCGTAAGCGTTCTCAAACCACGCGTGAATACCGACCTAGAGTGCGTTTGACGGATCATATCCCCGAAGGTATCCAGCAGGTAATTTGGATTTGGTACAAGGCGGGTTACAGCCGCCGTCAAATGAGTCAAATGCTGATTGAAATGCGTGTCCCTAGTCCGCCAATGAAGGTTGAGTGGGGTGACAATGCAATTCGTGCTGTTGTGGAGAAATTTAAGGCTCTGGAGGTAGCTGATGGACAGGCGTAATAAACTTAGTGATGAGCAGGTAATTGCCATAAGGCGCTTGTTGTCAGAAGGTGTTAAGCCTCAGTCTGTTGCTTGGCAGTTCCAAGTCAGTTCTACGCACGTATACCGCATCAAAGCTGCGATGCGTAAAGGCGTTGTAAACCTGAAACCTACATCGTTGTCAGCGTGCCTTGGTCACATCAAGCAAGGTTGGGGATTTAAGCGCTCTGAGTGGATTAATTACTGTTACTACGACGTAGAGAACTGCTGGTTTATAAAGAGCGTGCTTAGAGGTGACCACGGAGACGATTACGAGGTCATTATGTATACGTTGGACTTGACGCTGGAGGATTTAATGGCAAAGGATTGGGTTGTGTTGATGCCGGATGAGTTTTCGGATATGGCTCATGTGGAGGTAGTGAAATGAAGTTCAAAATTGTACCTATGTGTAAGACAGATCCAGACATCGATCCTGATTTGTATGAAGCTGCTGGCATGCTGGTCTCTTATTTCAATGAGAATCCGGATGAACCGTTTGTCAAGTTTGTCATGGAAGATGACGGCAAGGTCATTAACTCGGGCAAGATTAACAACCCTAGGTTTGACGAAATGATTGAGGCTGTGCATATCGCAGTGCATCGTTATAAGACTATAACTGCTAGACGCACTATCATGACGAGGAATAACCCGAATGAAAAATGGCCAGAAACTGAGAACAAGGATGTGAAAATTGGAGAATGAGGAAATTCCACGCGGTTATAACGAGATTGCAAAGGATTTTGCAGAACTAGTTAAAGAATCGCGCGCTGCTGGAATTGACATCATGTTAATGATGCGTGAGTCAAGTATGTTTAGCCAAGGCACGCGAGTGTCGCTTTCCAGGAACTGTGATGACATTGTCGCTTACGGATTAATCCAGTTTGGATACGAAACAATTAGTGTTAGCGGTAATGTTGAGGAAGAATGATGTACGAATACAAAGTCAAGTTTATACGAACTATTGATGGCGACACGTTTGTAGGGAATGTAGACCTAGGGTTTGGCATCTTCTTGATGGACAAGTCTATTCGCGTCATGCATGTCAACGCACCTGAGAAGAATACTCCTGAAGGAGTTACTGCCAAAGCATTCACTGAACAGAAACTGCAAACATCTAAAACACTTAGCGTAAAAGTTTTTGAGCGTCAAGACAAATATGGTCGTATACTAGCCGAGGTTATGGTAGACGGAGCGCTGCTTAGCGATTTGCTGGTTGCTAACGGGCACGGGAAACCATACGAAGGCGGAACTAAGTGAGATATTTAAGTGTGTGTTCAGGGGTAGAAGCAGCTAGTCTTGGCTGGCATGACCTTGGATGGACGCCCGTAGGATTTTCGGAAATTGAACCGTATCCGTGCAGGATACTTGCTGACAGGTTTCCGCATGTAAAAAACTACGGGGATATGACCCGATACAAGGAATGGGACATTGATCGAGAATCAGTTGACGTTATCGTTGGAGGAACGCCCTGCCAAGCATTCTCCGTTGCTGGAATGCGAAAAGGAATGGAAGACCCTAGAGGCAATCTCGCCTTGGTCTTTATTGGTATGGTTGATTTCTTTAGACCCGAATGGGTTGTCTGGGAAAATGTACCCGGTGTCTTGTCAAGCAACGGAGGAAGGGATTTTGGTTCCATCCTCGGGGCGTTTTCAGAACTCGGGTATGGGTGGTCCTATCGGGTCTTGGACGCTCAGTACTTCGGCGTGCCCCAAAGACGCCAAAGAATCTTTCTTGTCGGACATTCTTCAGGAGATCCAAGACGTGCCGGAAAAGTACTATTTGAGTCCGACTGCGTGCGAAGGCATCCTCAGGAGAGCCGAAAGACGCGGAAAGTCACTCCCACCGCTACTACGACAGGCACTGTTAGCAGTAAGTGGGCAAAAGGAGCAGGAGGGCCAGCCGGAGACGAAGCCTACAACCTCGTAACGGTAATGTATGACCATCATCCAAACGATAGCAGGGTCACTGGACCCATTGATGAATCACCTACAGTCGCAGCTCGGTGGGGTACAGGTGGAGGTAATACTCCACTTGTACAACATGCATATCGTAAGTCGAGGCGTGCTCAGAGTACTGAAGATCATGAAACGTGGGTGGAAGACGAGGTTGCGAACACGCTAAACACTTTTGACCTGGGTGACGTACGAAGCACTATGTTGGCAGTTCAGCCAGTCGCATTTCAACAAAACGTAAGAGATGAAGTGCGACTTGTGAATGGAGATGGGCAAATTGCTGGAGCTGTGTCTGCTACATCAGGAATGCATCAGCAGAACTTTGTTGCACAGCCTATTGCATTGGCAGAGAACACAATTGGCAGGCAACCCGAGAATGGTGGGAATGGCGATGGCTTTACTGTCGGTGGTCCAATGTACACGCTCAATGCTACTGGCGTACACGGCGTAGCATACGCATTTGAGCCGGGATCGATAGCACGCAACGCTGGACCAGCAGGTTTAGATACTGTGTGCTCAACACTCCGGGCTGATATGGGTGACAACCAACCAGCAGTTCTTAAAGTTGAGCCAACGACATTTAAGATACGTGGTGGGTGCGAAGGCGGAGGTAAGGGTTACCTTGGGCAGGATAACAAAGCGTTTACTATCTCAACCAGTCAAGACCAATACCTATCGGTGAACATGGTCGTCAGAAGACTCACACCAACGGAATGCGAACGACTTCAAGGCATGCCGGATGGATGGGCGAAAGCACCCGGGAAAGAGTCAGATTCGGGCAGGTACAAGGCGATAGGTAACTCTATGGCTGTGCCCGTAATGAAGTGGATTGGTGAAAGGATGCAAAAGGAAAGTCGATGAAATTGGTTTACGAAGTGATGGAGCATGGCGTAGAACCCTACGCTGTGCCTCTACCGGAGTATAAAGGTAACGCAGCATGCTTTGACATTGCGGCAGCTGTAAAGAAGCCTGTGTCTATTCATCCTGGTAAGTGGGCAGTCATTCCTACGGCTCTTAAGTTCAGCATACCTGCTGGATACGAGTTGCAAGTCAGGTCACGTAGTGGTTTGGCGGCGTCGTATGGATTGTTTGTACTGAACGCACCAGGGACAATAGATGAGGACTATCAGGGTGAACTGAAAATCATCTTGATGAATCTAGGAGAAAACGTCGAACATATTTGTAGGGGGTCACGAATTGCTCAGGTATCGCTCAGCCCAGTCACAAGGGCAGAACTCACACAACTATCCACAGGAGATTTATTTGAACAAGAAACAGGGCGCGGGAGTAACGGGTTTGGATCGACAGGTAGATAACACAAGCGTTGTTCATGGGCTTAATGAACACTACCAACGCAACACGGTTGACACCGTGGCAGTAGCTGACGACTGGGAACTGGATAGGTACGAATTCAGTGCACTGAAATATATCCAGCGTCGCGGGAAGAAGGCTGGGACTACGTATGCGAAAGACCTGTGTAAAGCCATCTGGTATCTCGTATATTGCGTAACAAAGGACAAGAAGTTTACGCGTAACGTAACAGAAATGGTGCTTGCGTATGTAGGCGAGTGCCCAAACGCAACAGCAAACGAAACAGCCAAGTATGTGCGAAGGGAAAAGCATGGACCGACCAATTGCAGTTAAGGCAATCGCTAACGCTAGATTGAACCTGGGTGTATGTGAGACGGGCGGAGAAAACAAAGGCAAGGAAGTGGAAGCGTACCTTGCAAGTTGTATTCCATCACTGCCACCAGGCTCGCCCTGGTGTGTTGCTCATGTTCGCTACAGACTAAAACAAGCTGCTACAGATTTGGGCATTACTTATGACCAATCAATGCCTCGAACAGGATACACGCCTGATTGGGTTCGGTGGGCAAAGCGAACAGGTAACTGGATATCTGTTAAAGATGCAAAAGCATCACCAAGCAGATTGAGGGAAGGCGACATTGTTTGCTTTTACTTTAAGACGCTCGGCAGATGTGCTCACATGGGAATGATTGACGCAGTGCGTGCTGATGGGTCTGGAGTATTAACCGTCGAAGGCAACACTTCGCCAGAACAAAGTGACGACCAGTACGTAGATCGAGACGGAGACGGCTTATATCCAAAAGTGCGTGATTGGGCTGAACTTGGCGAGTTTGGCGGGTTCATTACAATTAACTTCTAAAGATGGTAAAGTATCTTGTGGTAAGACACAAGATACTTACCTGAAAGGAATCATATGGCAAGACCACATGTGAAACGGACTAAGTTGCATCATCTGTGTGACCGGGCCGGCTTGACGCAACGTATGTTCGCCGAGCAGGTCGGTGCAGATGAATCAACTACATCTCTATGGCTAAGTGGAAAGCGAATGCCCAGTGCAAACGCTGTCCCAAAAATCGCGGAAGTACTTGGCATGGAACCAAACTACTTACTTGGATTGTTTGTTGCAATGGAGATGCGACGACTTTACGGAGACACTGTGTGTAGGTTTATTTATACACATCTAAATCAACTAGCGGAAGAAGACTGGTCATAGAATGATTAATTGCGTAACGCTCACTGGAAGACTATGTGCAGCGCCTGAGTTCAAACAGACGACAGGTGCAACTGCTGTAGCAAAACTCAACATTGCTGTAGATCGTAAAGGTCGCGAAAAAGAGACAGACTTTTTTGATGCAGTGTGCTTTGGTAAGAATGCTGACTTTGCATGCACGTACTTGCAGAAAGGGCAATTAGTTGGAATTGTAGGAAGCCTTAAGATGCGTCAGTTTCAAGCCAAAGATGGATCTAATCGGAAAGTCGTAGAGATTACGGTGGACAAGATTACACCGCTCGAATATAAAGAACGACAAGATGGTACACCTGCGGTTGCACAATCAATTCAGACAGATGACATCGAAGACCCGTTTGCATAAGAAAAGCCCAGGTTACCCTGGGCTATTTTATATAACCTAACTTGCGACCTTTATTACATGCTTGAGTTCGTGCGTCGCGCCCACTGCATCCAAGTTTCCAGTACATGGAATCCATGTGAAACTGCACAGTCCTATGGCTAATACCCAGGCTTGCAGCCATCTGCTTTGCAGTTAGTTTGCTTGGCATCATTCCAAGGATTTGACGCTCTCGATCAGACAATTCATAAACTACGTCAGTGCGAACGTCTTTTTCCTCTGGTGCTTCATCGTATGAACGCCACTTGAAGCCATCAAAGTACATGCCTTCATTTGCGTCTGCCATATTTGACTCCTTTAATGTACAATCCAGTTGTGTTTAATCGGAGATTATAGCATACCTGCTTACGAGGTCAAGGAAATGGGAGTCGTTAAAAAGTATCAAAATCCAGCTGGAGGGCTTAATGCTGCTGGGCGTGCTCATTTCAAGAAAACAGAGGGGCTTAATTTAAAGCCACCTGCTCCGAACCCAAAGACAGCAAAAGATGCGGCGAGGCGCAAATCTTTCTGTGCCCGAATGGAAGGCATGAAGCGCGTTAACACTTCAGCAAAAACTGCTAATGACCCAAATAGCAGAATTAATAAATCACTAAGGGCATGGAACTGTAAATGAGAAAAGCGTCTATGGCAGAAATGATGGGCATCAAAACTGGTGCTCACGCAGGGATGAAGAAGTCAATGAAGGCTATGGAAAAGAAAGAATATAGCAAGAAGGGCTTATCACCCAGTGCTATGAAAAAACACGAAGCGGCTGAGTATGGGACATCAAAATCCAAAAAGTGTTGACCCTAGGTCTAATCGTTTGAAAGGAAAAAGTTATGCCACAAAATCCGTCTAAACCTCCACGTTCCGCTAACCCTGGTGGCGAGCGCGGAATGAATCGTTCAGATTACAAGCCAAGTACAGCCACCCCGGGTTCGAGGCGTCCACAGACAGCAGCGCAACGGGCAGTAGCTCCTGGTCGTGTTGCACATGCGGCATCGGAAGCACGTGGTGCATCCAGAGGGCGAGCAGCAGGCGTTGGCATCGGAGCAACACTTGTAGGCTCTGCTATGGCAATCAAAGGTGCTTATGACAAGAACATGGCTGAGAACGCTAAGTTCGATGCATTTAACCGTGGCAAGGTTGCAGGACGTCAGACGACAAGTACTGGGGCAAAGGCTCCAAAATCGACGTATCAATCACCGACAACCAAGGCTCTTATGGCCGATGGTGCAAAGCCAGTAATGAAGCCTAAGTAAAACTATGATTAACCAAATGGACAAGCATCTGAACCACTTGTCCCGACCAAAATTTTTTGCTCGGGAGGTGGCAGAGCACGGTCTCAACAAAACGCCAACTACTAAAGAATTGGCGCAGATTGAGAAAAAGGAACATAGGTTAAAGCGAGCACCGACATATGCTCAAATGCTGAAGATAGAAGCAAAAGAACATAAGTCAGGGAAAAAGGAATAGGTGTTGAAGTGACGTGTAAAAGTTGTGGTAGCCCTATGTTTGGTGGCGCTTGCATGAAGTGCAACGGAAAAAACAAACCGATGGAAAAGAAAGGCATGAAGCCATCAACCAAGGGTAAAGGAAAAGGCATGATGTCAGTCATGGGAGCAAGACGAGGTAAGTAATGGAAACCGCACCCAGTAAACCAAAAACAGGTAAGGCAACGCCAACCAAAGAAGAAATTAAGGCAGTTATGCCAAATAACTCTATGCCTAGCCATTTGCCTATGCGTGGACTATCTAGGTTGTTGCAAGCCAGAGCAATGAATGGAGCTGGGCGCGGAATTAATAACCTTATGAATGCACAGGCAAGGCAAACCAGATACAGAGGCTAATATGGACGAAAAAAAGAAACAAGAGTTAGCCGGCCTTCTTGGAATGATTGGGACTGGAGCATTAGGCGTTGGAACACTTGCAGGAGGTGGATCATTAATCAGTAATTATCGTGGCGCGAATAGAGCAATCGATGATTTGTATCAAAGACGTGTTCTTGACCAAGCACGTAAATTTACTGTAGCTTCATTAAATTCACAGCAAAAAGCTGCTGTAAAACGATTGACCGGAAGAGCTTTTTCAGAGTTTGTTCCGGAAATGCCAGTAACTGAACTGCCAGTAAACATAAACGGCAGGCAATATACTCTTGGCGAAATCATGTACAACCCAGATGTTGGCGTTAAATCAAAATTGACTAAAGGCGCTGACGCACTGCGGATGCGTGAGGCTATTAATCAATTAGTAGTACCTATACAGCAAACTGTATTATCTCAAGCACAAGACAAGGTAGCTCGACGACAAACCATAAGAAATGTTGCTTCCCAGCATGTAGCCGAAGGTGGATTAATGCCACAAGTTACCAATATGCGGGGACAGCATGGAATTAACATGATTGGTCAAGGAACAAGTGCGTCGGCTATAAGGCAGGGTGCATTGGGGTCAACTGCGCCGACATCTTCATTAATTACAAACGAAGGGTTCTCTGAAGGCCCGAGAATGTCATTCAATGAAATAGCTCAGAGGCTACCAATAAGTCACCCGTCGGCAATTACTGGACAACGTGAACTGCAACAACAATCGTCACCCTTTCCGCAAGTAACACCAGAAGAGCCTGTTGCAAAAGTACCAAGGCAACCGATGGCAACACAAAGCAGTAATTTTGTAGGACCAGAAACATTACCAGAAAGAGAAGCGGCCTACAGGCAGGCAGTTAGGCAATTGAACCCAACTGGTTTAGCAAAGTTGAAGCCAAAAGTTGTAGTCCCTGGGACTGGCATGCAAGTGGTTAAAACGGTTGGGAGAAACATCGTTCGTGGCGCAGCAAGAGCACCATTGGCATCAAAGTTAGGTGCTGGTGCAGTAGTGGTTGGCGGCATCTTAAAAAACCAAGCGGATAACTACACTGCGGACAAGATAGTAGAAGATGTCGTTAAACAGGCTGGACCGCCACCCCAACCCACAGGCGCTAAGCCAACAGCAAAAGCACAAGGTGGGATTGCTGCACCAGATGAAAATACACGTCAGATACTAGATATGTTTGATGCACGATACGCACATCTAAGTAAGGCTGAAAAGGTTGCCGAAGCCAAAAAAATGGCGTCCCAACGAGGAAGTTATACTGCTACAGCCCAATTGTGGTTAAAGTACAATGCCCCAAACCAATAAAATTAGTAAGCTAGTAGGTTTACTGCAACGCGTGAATGCAAGCACAAAGCCAGCACGACAGTTTGCTGGCAATGCTGGCATGACTGGGCTACAAGGTGTTACAGCGATGGGTGCAGGGCAGACATTTGCCCCGTCAAAATCGCTGGAGCAAGGCATTCATTACATGATGCCAGGGACTTATGTTGACTTGATAGCCAATGGGTTAGGCGGAGTAGCAGGACAAGGGATTACAAATGCAAAAGATACATGGGAAGGTGTAATCGCAAAAGGCAGAGAAATCCTCGACCCATACGCTGCACGCGACTTGTTCCACAGTGCTTATGACCCTGAAGGTAAATACGCGGCATTAACTCGCGGAGTTGCGGATGTACTTGATGTGCCAGCCCAGTCGGTTATGGATGCAGCATCTCTTCCTATACCTGGTTCAATGCCGTTTTTGCTAAAGGCAAATATGGCAGGAAAACTAGGTGACGTGGTTACACGTGATATAAATCTGCCGGGAATAAACAAGCCAGATCGATATCGCATACCCATCCTCCATGAGCCAGATGAGGCTATAGACGAATACGACAGAGAATACAATCAAGGCGTATACGAACATAACACAAACGTTAATCGTGGACATGACGAAGCCGACGCTGTATGGAAGTTAGCACAAAAGCGTGCCGCGGAATTGTCAGCAATTACATCTGCTATTGTAAGAGAGGGTAAGCGCACTGGACTTTCGGTTAAGCAAATCGAAGCAAAAATTAAAGACGCCAAACGTAAGTACGGAGCCACTGGCGCTGATGTTTTAAGGACAGGTGTGGAACCAGGTGGAATACCACGAGACTTCACTAGTATTCCAAATCAAATACAGGCCACAAAAATGACTGGTGGAAAACTTACTGGATATGGCTATAACAGCTGGGATAGACGGCGGTAATATGACTTTATGTCAGAGATTACAGTTATCGACGGAAAACGCTATAGGGTTGATGGGTCAACAAAAACAAGATTGTGCAACGGCATAGTTGTTGATAACGCATTAGACGGGACGACTAGGAACTGTAATGCACGCGCGATGAAAGGTCGCGATTACTGCCAATACCACGGTGGAAAAGCGTTGATTGGGCCTGACCATCCGAACTTTATTACTGGGCTGGCAAGTAAAAACAGGAAGCGGTTTAGCACAGTAGGTAAGCAGCTGTTAGAACGCATCGAAGAGTTGCGTGAAGACGTCGACTTATTTAGCCTGAAAGATGACGCGGCGTTTATCACTGCGATTATGGATAAACGTGCAGAGGCAGCAGCTGAAGGTGTTGGTATTGATCAATACAAAAAGGTGCAGGCAGCCTACGGTCTAGCGCACAGTAAATTGGGAAGCCCAGATTTTGTAGATGCCTTTGAGCAAATTGGAGATGTGCTGACAGACACTCTTACGATGTATGACGCAAGCCGAGACGTCATAGAATTAATTGAAAAGCGTGTAGATATTGTTGAAGCAGAGCAAAGAATGATGCATGCGAAGGCGTATACTCTCGAAATAGATCAAGCGTTTTCTTTAGTGATGCAAGTATTAGAGATAGTTAAAGACAATGTGCGTTCATCAGAGGAGTTAATCGCAATACAGGCAGGATTTCAGAAATTGCTTAAGGTTTATCAGTCGCCCGATGACGACATTGTTGACGCGGAGATAATAAATGAATCTTAGAGATTTGGAGAAACTTACGCCTAAAAAGTTTAAGCAGTTTGCTCGTCCAGACAAGCCACTGGCTAACGCATTGCTTGAGGCAATGGACGCCAGGTTGAAAGACATTATTGACACAGGTGATTACAACAGCGGGAGGGCATATTCCATTAACGGAGCAGAATTAGATTATCTAAAGTGGCTAAAAACATATGCCCCACATGCCGCAAGTTCTGGTCTCGGCGAGCATCACAAGCGCGCGTGGGAGTGGGCAGAAAACATTACTCAGGGTGAACCGCCACCTGCATTGATTGAGTGCTGGTTTCGTGGAGGCGGAAAAAGCACCACGATGGAACTTATATCCGCACGCATTGCAGTGAAAGGATCGAGGCGCTTCCTGCTGTATGTATGCTCAACTCAAGAAGCCGCTGACCGCCACGTAACCGACATTGCAACAACAATGGAGCGATGTGGTATTGAAAGGGCGATGAACCGCTATGGCTTCTCTAAAGGTTGGAATGCGTCAAAGCTTAGGACTGCTAACGGGTTTAATGTTCTTGCCTTTGGCTTGGACACTGGTGCTCGTGGTGTTAAGTTGGACCATCTTCGTCCAGATTTCATCATCTTGGACGACATTGATGAATTGGATGACTCGGTTACTCGAGTCGATAAAAAAATCGCTACTATAACGCAAACGATTTTGCCTGCAAAATCTAATGATTGTGCCATTGTCTTTGTGCAAAACCGCATTCATGCAAACTCTGTAATGAGTCAGGTTCTTTCTGGCGAACTAGACATGTTGCAGAACAGAATTCAAAGCCCAATTGTTCCGGCTGTCATCGATCTCAGATATGAGCCAATCGAAAAAGAAGATGGGCGAATGGGATACAAAATCACAGGCGGCACTGCGTCATGGGAACATAAGTCTTTGGAGGTATGCCAACGTGAAATTGACGACTACGGGCTTATATCGTTCTTGCGGGAGTGCCAGCATGATGTTGGTGTCGGCGGACGATTCTTCCCTGAGTTTAAGCAACACGACGAAAAGGGTAACCCATGGCACGTAGTCGACGTGGTGGACGTTAAACCGTGGTGGCGCGTTTGGGCATCACATGACTTTGGTACGAACAGTCCTTGTGCGTTTCTGTTATTCGCTTCAGATGACGTGGAAAACATCTACGTTATTGGTGAAGTTTACAAAAACGGCATGGTGTCCAGTCAGCAAGCAGACGCAGCATTAGAGTTGTTGCGTGCACGAGAAATGGCTGCGCCTGTAGATAAAGACATACCAGGTGGGCAATGGAATACTAAACTTGAGGCGATTGCATTCGACTGGGGTACTACGTTTCCACCTGAAAAGTATGACCAGCGAATTGGTGAATACCCTGTAGAAGTTTGGTGGCGTAAGGGATTGCCAGCGGTACGTGCAGTCAAAGATCGCAAGGCTGGATGGCGGCGATTAAAAGAATGGCTTGCCGCAAGTCGCATGACAGACGGGGTAGTGACACCCAGGTTCCGCATTCTACGCAACAGTTGTCCAAACTTAATACGAGAATTAGAAGCGGCTATGTCTGACCCTAAAGACCCAGAAGACCTTGATAATGGCACTAAAAGCGACCACGCACTTGATTCCTGCCGATATGGAGTGATGTGGCGTGAATATCCTGTACGTTGTGATGAGGTAGTTATTAACCCGAGCACAAAGCCTCATTGGTTGCAAGATCAAAAGAATGTGGACTATCTATGATAGTGATTGCGTGTATAGGGTGTGTTTTGTTGGCAGGGTCTGTTGCATTGCAATTTACAATATACTTGTATTTAAAGTCGTTGATTAAAACGCCCTGGTACTACAAGGAAAATAGGTATTTGTAATGGACATACGCGAGATATTGCAAGCGGCGATTCAACGCACGCAACAACCAAAGGTCACTGCTTTGCAAGCACCAACTAGCAAAGGTAACCCCGGCAGTTTTGATGTGGAGAACTTGCTGCTAAATAAATCAGACGACCTTTCCCTCGATCACGGTAAATCAGAGTGGAAAGTTAGCCCAGAAGCAGACAAAGATGAAGCCGTTAAAGTTGTAGCCTTTGTTAAAAAGCAGTTTGACATAGCGTACACATCGCGGCTTGAAATGGAACTTGAGTGGACGCAAGCATTAGCGTTTTTTGAAGGTAGGCAGTGGTTCCGTATTAATAGCCAAACACGTAACCTAGTAAATCTCCAGAACCCAAACGAGGGAGCACGATACGTCACTGTAAATAAAATGAGACCACTTATTGACGGTGTCGTAGGTAAGTTAACGCAATGCGCTCCGGACGCTCGTGCTGTTCCTTTGTCCTACAGTGAGTTTGACCAGCAAGCTAGTGAGGAAGCAAACTTTATTGCAGGACATTACACTCGTAAATTTGGACGCGAGACACAAACAAAAGAGCGTGTGCGATGGGCTTGCGTTACAGGTACGTCATATGTAAAGGTTTGGTGGAATGCTAAAGCCGAGCAAGTGGTTCCAGAATTTTCAATCATGGATGGTTCTGTCACAGGCTTTAAGTCAATGCAAATAGGTGATGTTGAGGAGCAAATCATCCCATGCTTCAACATATACCTTGATCCAACTGCTCAAGTAGATGAGCAAGTCAGGTGGCTGATACATGCGTCAATCCGTCCGTTATCGTGGTTTGTAGATAACTATGGCGATGCAGGTAAGAAAGTGGTGGCTGATGCTATTGTTGGAGATAATGCGGGTTATGTTGATGCGTACTTGGAAGGGTTGGGGAACACAGGTTACGGATGGGTACAACCGTCAACAGCAAGATTAAATAACGCTGACCACAAACGTAAGGCTGCGGTTGTTTACGAGTATTGGGAGAAACCTAGCGAACAATATCCTAATGGGCGTTTTATCGTAAGCACAAACAGTGCGCTGCTATACGCGGCAGAGTGGCCTTATGAAAAGAAAGATGACTTTCCATTTGTTCCGTTGCGGTGGCAGCCACGTAGTGGAACGCCATATGGACACAGTCTAGGGTTTGACTTGTGCCCACTGCAATTGACATACAACAGGTTATACTCGCGTGCTGTAGAACAATTTGAGACTAGCAAAGATTATGTGCTAGTTGAGCGAAACAGCAACATAGGTGCAGACGCGTTTAACAACACAAGTGACGAGATTGAAGACAAAAACCGCACATACAGGAAAGTTTATTTTAATCGAGGCACTCACCCACCTCAGATAACTCGAGCGCCAGGTATTAGCGGAGACCTTTTCCCATTTATGCAAACAGTGGAAAAGGACATGATGGACATTGCTGGGTTACATGATGTGTCACAAGGTCAGGCACAAGCGGGTACGCCTGCCGAGTCAGTCAAGTTGTTGCAACGAGCCGACAATACACAGCACTCTTACATACGCGCAGATATTGAAATCAGTATTGCAAAAATTAAGGAGTGGGAGATTGCACTCGTCAAAGAGTTTGCTCCAGCACCATTCGTAGGTAGTGTTGATGACCAGATTAATAGCAAAAGCCCGGCGCAACAAGGCATTGTTAATTTCCAAGCTATACGCGACGGTGGCATGTATAAAGTTGTCTATGTACCTGGGTCGTCTCAAGAAGATAGCCCAGACCAGAAACTACAAAAGATAGCCGCATTGCGACAGATGGGTCTGTTCGGCGACCCGGCTGACCCGGAAACAAACGCGTTAGTAGTCAAGATGTTGCAACTACCAGAAACCGGAGAAATTCTCGATCATCTAGCAAGACAGGCTGAGAAACAACAGCAAATGCAACAGCAGATGATGGAAATGCAACAACAGCAAATGATGGCTCAGCAACAAGGACGTGGTCAACAATACGACCCAGAGGCTGAAGGGCACAAAGCAGAACTAGACGCTGAAAAACAAATGGGTATTGCTGAGCAAAAAGCCCAACTGGAACAGCAAAAACTACAAATGCAAAGCCAGGCTAAACAAGAAGAATATGCTGCGCAAAAAATTGCAGACATAAATCATGCAATGGCAATGCAAGCAATTTCTCCGGAACAGAGAGAAACATCTACGTCCGGAGAAAAGCAGAAACCGCGACCTGCTTCCAAAAAATAAAACTGTTGTGGTAAAGTGAGGAAAACAACTAATGTCTGACGAGATGGTGACACCAACTCCCGATTCACCAGCGGGAGCGTCTGACTCCAACCTTGGTGGAGCTTTTGCTGAATTCATTCAGGACGCCGCCGGTCCTGAAGGTGATGCGACAGGGGCGTTAAACGCAGATACAGTCAGCAATGCAAGTGCGGATGACGTCATTAACGAGTTGCTTGGCCTGGAAGGCGACAAGCCCGGTAATGTCCCGTACGAGCGGTTCCGTGAGGTCAATGAACGCGCTAAGCAAGCCGATGCCACGTCCAATGAACTTGGTCAGTGGAAAGGTGTAATTGATGAGTTGCGCGCCCAAGGGTTTAACAGCGCCGCTGATGTCCAGAAAGCACTTGCTGAGCAACAAGCTCAAATGCAAGAGCAGGAAATCAGAGATCGTTACGAACGACTTTCGGAAGCAAATCTCATTGATGCTCAAAGTGCGTACGCACAGCAGGAAGCTGAAATCACTCGACTTCGTTACGAAAGACAAATGAGTGAAGTGCAACAGTATATGCTTGACAAGCAAATGACTGAGGCAATCGATCAGTACCCGCTGGCAAAGCGGTCGCCAGACTTAGTTGCGAGTCTAGTGCAGTCAGGAGTCAATCCTGCTCAAGCTGCACAACAGGTTCACAACATAGTGAAGGCAACTGCACAGGCTTTACTCCCAGATTTAACGAACAGGTTAAATAAGGGTGGAGCAGTTACCCCAATGAACAGTGGTAGGACTCCTGCACCAGCGGTGCAACCTCCTGCCGCACAGCGGGGGCTGTCCACCATTACGCAACTGCTAGGAATATCTAAAGACTCCTAAGTAAAGGAAAAACAGTATGGCAATTGACTTCAATGGAGCGCTGACACTCGCAGACTACGCAGCCATCTCCAACGACAATCTTGTAAAAGAGATTACAAAAAGTCTGCATAAAACATGGAATGCTCTTAAGGACATTCCGCTTCACACCAGCCCATCCCTTCGCCAAGTCGGAATGCGCTACCTCAACGCTAACATCCCTGCTCCCAACTGGACTGGCATTAACTCGGAGCCAGTCGCGTTCCGCAGTAAGCCTAAGTCTTACGAAGAGCAGTTGTATCTTGTGCGCAATAAGTTGACGGTTGATCGACGCTTGCTGAATCAGCCAAACTCTATTATCGACCCAATCGAAGCACAGGTGCAGATGTTCCTGGAGGGCTTTGCGTATGATTTTAATGATAAATTCATTAACAATGACCCGTCGGTGTCGTCCGGCGGTTCGTCAGCAGATTGTTTTCCAGGCATCAACTATCGTCTAAGGAATGCGGCAGATTACGACATTCCATCAGAAATGATTATTACCTCGCAGGACATTTCGGCTAACGCAACAACTGGTTTGTTTGCTGGTAGCGGTGTTGGCACTGCAAACGCAAACAAGTTTTTTGCAGACATCCAGAACTTGTTTGACAACATGAACAGCCCTGACGGTGACGGCATTGTCTTGTACATGTCGGAACTTGCCAAGCGTCAAATGGAAATGGCTGTTCGCATCATGGGAATCGGCGCGGGATTCGATATTACGCAGGATTCTTATGACCGACCTGTTGAGAAGTACAAGTCTGCAACGATTCGTACTGTTGGACGCAAGTCAGATGGTGTTACGCCAATTATTAGTAATACTCAGACGATTCCTTCGTTAGCGAGTGCTAAGGCAACTTCTATCTTTGCTGTGCGCTACGGCACTGGATACGTTACTGGATGGCAGTCAGAGCCGTTCAAACCAAAGTACTTGGGTTTGTCAAACGAAAATGGCATCATGCACAACGTCTTGTTCGACTGGGGTGTTGGTCTGTGGATTCCACATACCCGTGCACTGGGTCGTCTCGACTGCGTTGTGACGGCGTAATAGCGAAAGGAATTAGATATGGCAAGAGACGCAAAGCTCACATTTAAGTGGGACAATTCGGTTACTGGTACAAAACCATTACCGAATGCACTACAACTTGTTAATGGTGCTGCTAACGCACAAGCATCAAACACATCTTTGTGGATGAACTTTGGTGGATTTACGAACACTGTAGCTGATGCTGGTGCATTTGCCGCACAGGCAGATGCGGCAGCACCTGGCACTTCAGTTGTCCCGCAACTTCATAGCGGTAGCCGTGATCAGTTGTATGCACGCATTAGTTACTGTGTAACAGAAGCATATGCGACTACAACTGCACTTAGGTTTGAGGTACAGGGAACAGCAGATGCAACTGTGGCATCGCCAGTAACTTATGTGGTTGGACAAACCGCTGCTACTGGTGCAGTCATGGGACCTATCTATTCATCTACGGTTGCAAGTGCGACTAGCAACGTAATGCAAGTTGCCGCTGGAACAGGTATTTCTGCAACGTTCTCGACGACAGTGCCAACGATTACGATAACTGCACAGACGTACCCTATTCCAGTTGGTAGTGTCGTCCAAGTCACAGGTACACCGGGTGGATTTGCTGCATCAACAAACTTCTTTGTTGTGTCCAGTACAACGACAACTGTACAGTTGTCAGCGACACTTGGTGGAGCACCAATCCAGGCTACAAGTGCTGGCACTACGCCAACAATTGTATTGCAATCACACAACTTTGCGGTGGGTGATTTGGTGCAAATGACAACTGTTGGCACAATGACCCTTAATGGACAAACTCCACTTGTAAACTCTGTGTATCAAGTACTATCCGTACCAGCATTCAACCAGTTTACAATTGGTCTTGGACCAGGTTCGTTGTACTCCAATGTGGGTGCGGCAAGTACGGTATTGACCGTATCTTCAGGTTCAACTACGGTGTTTACTAAGGTTGCGTCTGGACGCATTGCATCAGTACCACTTGCAAGCAATTTTGCAGGTAGCCTGCGACTAAATGTCGTTGGTGCTGGGGCTGGCGCAGGTAGACTTATCATTCAGTCTGCATCTATTGCATACGGACGTGATTCTGCTGCTATTGGCTAGGTGATGACATGACACGAGGCGAGATCAAACGACGTATAAGGTTGCTAGGTAAGCATTACTTTTCTGGCGACAATGACCTTGACCCGTTTGGTCTCGACCTCCTCATCGTAGAAGTCACAAATCAAATAGCACGGTCGACCGACTGTTATATTGGTAGGCGCTACTTAGATATAGTCGCTGGGACAAGTGAGTATTGCAACAGCGACTTATATCGTGTGAAGAATATATTTACATTGCAGTCAGATGGAGACTACCAGCGCGTTCAATTAATTGACTGGGCGGACGCCAGGTCACAAGACTATCGCCGAACAGACACTGACATTACGCCAACACACGCTATTGTGTTTGGTATGAATCGAATTAAACTATATCCACAGCCATCAGCAAGCACTGCTAATGGCATGATGATTGAGGGATATGCAATCCCTGGTGATTACTGGTTGTATGACACTAATGGTAACCCAGTGACATTAACGGACTCACATGAGTGTCCGTTGCCTGCATCTGCACATGATGCTGTTGTATATGGCGTACTAATGGAAAAAGCATTGCAGATGAAAGATGGAGACGCGTCACAGATTTACTCACAAAAGTATCTTGATCGAGTGGGGCAACTTGAATCCAACGCTGCTGTATACAGCAGGAGAACTCTGTAATGGGCGTGTCAATAAAAGATGTGCGCGAGGAAGCATATAGGCTTCTAAACGAAACTAACGCCAGTGTATTAGGTCAGTTGCCAGACGGAACTGGAGGAGCAGACACTATTACATCTACAGCAGGTGTAACAACGTTTATCGCCGAAGCAGTGACCGACATCTGTAAGACGTGCGTGTTCATACCTGTGTCAGCGACTGTGACCGTACCTGTAAATGCGTTTTCTCAAAATATTACTGATGCATCTGTCACAGTTTCGCCATCTGGAACGATATGGTCAGTAACTGATGTTTATTTAACTAGCGGGTCAACCAGGTTGACGCACGCAAGCGAGCAGTCAATACGGGCAAATGATTTAAATTATAAGACTACGACGACTACGTCGTTGGCATCAATTCTTTACTGGTATAAGCCAGATGCATATCGAATTGCATTGTACCCACGCAATGTGTCTCCACTAACAGTAGGATTGACAATTTACGGCTGTGGGGTTAATGCAATGCCTACGAGTGACACTGACAGTACAGTACTGACATTTTTGCCAGACGATGTACTCAAGCAAATTTTAGCCACATACGTTGCAATGAAACTCATCATGAAAAACGTAGACGATCCAAGTTTGGCTCAACGTATGTTTTGGCGCGATTTGTACGACGGCATGCGAATGAAGTTGTGGATGCAGATGGATGCACACATGAAGACGCCCGGAGCACCGTACTTTGCACCTCCGGTTCCACAGGTGCAAAAATGAACATTGCGTGGGGCAGGTTAATACTTCTTGCAATAGGTGCATTTACCGCTTCAGCTGCCCCTGAATTTGACGCTGCGTGGAAGGCACAGCATATATCCGACAATGCATCATTTGGCGTAGTGACTAGAGTTCTCTTATTGTGTAGCATTGAAGGCATAAGGGCTGGTATACCGGCTATGGTAACTGCGTTGATTGCCTTCTTCATGAGACAAGATAGCAGCCTACCAGTGTTTTCCGTTAAACTACCGGAGGTGAGAAAAGTCAGTGAAACGACGAGGGACATCGATGGATAAAGAGCAACTTATTGCAGGTGCTGTAGGGGCTGTTGCTGGAACTGACTGGTGGGATAAAACCAAGGTAAAAAGTTTCTGGCACGGGATGGCTGGCGTTGTGGTTGGCACAGTGTCGGCTGTTTACTTGACTCCTTTAATTGCGAAGCAGGTTGGCTGGAACACGCCGGAACAAGTTGTTGGAGTTGCATTTGCTGTTGGAACGCTTGGTCTTAGGTCAGTGCAGCTAGTAAATGCTATAGCCGAACAATTCATAAAGCGTCTAAAAATATAATGAACGAATATTTTGAGTTAGGGCTGCAATCTTACACAGTATTAGACAATGGTCGTATTATCGTAGTGTTTACCGATAATTTAGCGTTTGAGTACGTTAGCGAAACAACCCTTGATCAGGATTGCGTTCAGTATGACGCTGAAGTGATTGATAATCTTCGCAAGTATATTGTTTGTTATTGTGCACATTTTGGTGGTCAAGCATTAGTTGGCAAGCAAATGATATTTGATTTGGCTGAGCCAAACGGAAATATTGTCAGGATTGTTTAATGGCAATAGTTACTGTCAACACTAATTTAAAATTAGGGTATGACCAACGAACTAACACAACTGGTTCAACAAGCATTATTAATGCAAGTAATACTGGTGTTGCATTGCCTTTTTATGCTCAATTCACTGGCTCGATAACACGTGTTGTATTAAGCTGTTTTGTTAGCACAGCAGTTACAAATTTAGACGTTGGCATCATGGGTTCCAACGCTGCTGGAAACCTTCCCGACAATGTATACATTGCTACACCAAACACTATATCGTTGTCGGTAAACAGCACCTCAGCAAACTACGTCATCAATTTAACTAACTCAGTCTCGGTTACCAAAGGTGTAGTGTATTGGTTGACATTTCGACCAAATGCATCATTCACAGGTAACGTAAGTGTGCATCAAAACTTCTTTGGTATTTATTCCTACATGGGGCAGTGGAGATCGGCAACAAGAATTGCAGGGTCGTGGATTCAAGGCGGTACAACTGGAAGCAACGTTATTTATGGCAGCAGCACACAAT